TCTTGTGCCATTAAAGATATGTGTTCAAAAATATTTTTTTGTAATGCACCCATAATCATAGGATTATTTTTAACCATATTAGTCGCCATAAAATTTAAATGCGAAGTTATGTGAGCTCTGTGGTCTTGACCTTTAAATGCTTGAAAAGGTTTACCTGACATTGCCATAATATTTTCTGCAGCTGGGTCCATAGGCTGTGGTGGTTGAGGTGGCGGCAGGATTCTATTTACATCCTTAACACCTATAGCAGTATACATATCTCTATATGCTTCATATAAATTATGAAGTTGTGGGTTTGACATTGCAAGTTGTAATTCTGTTTGAGCTAAAGTTATTCTTTGAGATTGTGAAAATATATTTGGATCTGCAACAGGTAGTATATCTATCTTATCATCAAAGTCTGAAACTTTAATATTTCTTTGTCCACCCACAACATCGTAAGGATACTCTGGTGGTAGATAAGTTTTAAATACTTCTGCAAGTAAAGTGAACTCTTGTTTAAGCGCCACATACAATCTTTTATGTATGGCTGACATGACCCTGGAGCCACGCTCTAAGAGGGCAATGGTCGTACCAACAGCTGCCTGCTGGTTGCCGTCACCGACCTGCATGTCAGCTATGGCGGCAAATCGTTGACCTGCTTGAACCACTATACCCATTAATTGTAATAATGTTGCTGATGGTTCTTTGAAAGGTAAAGGCATAAACGCGTCTCTGATATTTCCTCCAGGTGCATCTACGTCTCTAAACTCTCCAGGTTGTATTGATTGTGCCTCATCTCTGACACGAATACCTCTTTGTTTAAATCCTGCTGGCATATTTGAAAAAGTACCAGCATCTAACAATTGTCTGAGTGCATTCGTTGCAGTTCTTGATAATCCACCAATCATGTGGATTAAGCCAAAACCATAAAATCCTAGTCCCGGTAAAAATTTAAAATGAGTGAAATACTCAATTTTGTTTTTTAACGGATCTTCAGCTTTATAATTTCTTCTTATTGATAAAACTTCTCTTGAACTTGTGTCAATAGTTACAATGTATGGAAGTTTTATTCCTGT